AGCAGTAGCTCCTGCTCTACCCATTAGTGCATCATACTGTGCTTGTAAGTCATCACTTAAAGCCATAGTTGAACCACCTTGTTCATCATAACCAAATGTACCAAATAAACCACTAACACCTCTAGGAAGTGACCTTTGATATGCTTGTTCACCTGCCTGTCGTTGTGCCTCAGCAGTTTTCTTAGCTGCTCTGTTTGTCATTATTCCACCTATCAGTGAACTAGCTATTGCTCCCCACATATTATTCTCCTATGCTGTGCGTTTCCACATATACACTACTATATATGGTTGTAAAATATCGTGACTGTGTGCTTGTCCGCCACCTGCTGCTTGTATTGCTCCTTGTTGAGCAAGGTTTGGTTCTCCGCTTGTGCTGTCTGTATCTGCAATTGTCGCACTACCATTAGATAATAATAAATATTGATAACTTCCATTATTATGATTATGTGAAGGTATTTCACTAAGTGTTAATGTGTGTGCATCTGTTTCAGCACCACCTGTAGCGTTGAGAGTATCAAATGTACCACTTGATGCTTTACCTACTGGAACTCTACCTTCTGCGTATGCTTCCCAAGTACCAAATCCAAGAAGTGTTGCTGGATTTGTTGCTACATTAGCGTTCATATATATTGAACCTACTGGATAAACTAAAGCATTAATTGTAGCTGCTGTTATAGCTGCTGTAACAAATGCTGTTGTTGCTACCTGATTAGTATTAGTTCCTGCAGTTGCTGTTGCAGCAGTAACTACTTGACTTGTGTTTGCTAAGTCTGCTTTAGAGTTAACAGCAGTTTTAACCGCAAGAAACTCTGTATTAAAGTCACCACCACTAACTATTTTGTCAGGGTCTGAGTCGCTTAAAGCATCCTTACCTGACCAAGCTATTTGTAAATTATAATCACTCATCGTATTTTCCCTTGTTTTGCCCAAATAGAAATGTTTTGTAAAGAAGCTTTAAACCCCGATACCGTTTGTATTATCTGTAGTCTAACAACCTTAGCTGCTCTTGACATAGATACTTTGTACTCTGTAGGTTGGAAAGCAGGAGCATACTTGGCATTGCCATACTTAGCCTGTCCCCACAAAGCATTGACTCCACCAGTAGTAGGGTCTAATGTAAAGTTAGCTGATGTAGGAGTAACATTGTAATCTCTAAACCAGTTAAGTGTTACGTTCATATTCTTACCACCTGACCAGATAGCTAAGAATCTTTTTAAAAATTTAGTTATACCCGGCTGTTCAAAGTCTAGCCATGTAGTTTTAAAATCTGCTTGGTATGTATTGTCTACATCTTGATAACATTTACTTGTATTAGATTCCCATGTGTGTCCAGCAGTAGTACATGCACCTGATGTACCATAAGTAGCAGTAACATCTTTTTTCTCTACATCATAGAATCCTGAATAAGTAGCTACTTTTCCAAAGTTAGTAACAGCTCCTAAACCTATATATAAAAAATCATCAGTAGATAACAAAGCTCCAGGATTTTTCTTAGAATCAAAGTTCCAAGTTGTTATACGTGGAGCACCTTCAGGTGTTGTAGCTTTAAAGTCAAACACATAAACAATATTTTTACCACCAAAGCTTAATAAATAAGAACCAGTAGATAAATCATACTGAGCTTTTACTTGGTCCATGTCAGCAGTTAATATGTTTGTTCTTATTTCATCCTTAATAGCTAGACTTAAATCTGTCAATGGCATCTTGTCTTGTACCATTGTACGAGCTAGTGAACGTACTCCTGATGAACTTAGGAATACAATGTCATCACCAATGACTTGTACTGAATCTCTAGCTACACATCCTACACCTTCAATAACTTCATCTAATTGAAATGAAGCTGCAGCTGGGTCCCAAGGGTCATTATAAATAACAATGTTACTCTTACCAAAAATAACTAGCTTGCCCATAAAAGAAGCTAGTGCTGTTATCTCATCACCTGACCATACAGTTTTTAAATCTACTGAACCTGACGCACCACCATTAAATGTTTGACCTATTAATGTATCAGAGTAATAAACTACATCTTTGTTTTCACCTATGTTTCCTACCCATATCCTACCATAATCTCCTAGAATACAAGAAGGTGTAAAAGTAGTAACACCAGTAGGTTTGTGATAACTGCCTACATCTTCTAAATCTTTCCATGTAGTGCCGTCATAATTTATTGGTTGATTACCTGTCTGTACTCCATAGAACTGGTTATTAAAGTTTGTAAATTGCCAGTTGCCATTAGTTTTAGTAGTAGCTGAACCACCAAAAGTCTGTGCATCTAAAGTATAAGGAGTGTTAGCTGTGTTAATTTTATATACATTAGCACCAGCTCCAGCAAATAAAGTCTTAGCTCCTGTTGCACTAATATACTCACCTAATGATTTAACTATTAATGTATTAGCTGTAGGATTTCCATCAGTATCTAAACTGCCAGTATGTATATTATCTGTTACTTGTTTAATTCCTTCTCTAGTAGTAACACGTCCCTTCTCATCTAACATAATATTGTTAGCTGTTGTTAAGAACTGTGGTGGTAAACTGGAAGCCGATGACTGCCTGTTTAATCCATAGATACCTATAGAGTCTAATACAAGGGGTTGTATTGGTTTAGACGCCATTCCAAATTACCTCATCTGAGTGTCTGCCTACATCTTGTTGTATTGCATCTGATAATGCTTGTTGATATTGCATCTGTGCTAAGTCTGATAGTGTTCCACCATCTTCTCCACGTTCAGCTATAGCTCGTGCCCATACCCCCATTATAACAGGAAACTCTGGACATGTCAAGACATCTGTTGCATTTGTTAAATCATCTTGTGGGTCTAACAAATAAAAATTTATGTTATAAACAGCGTCAGGCTTAGGATATATCTGAGCTGTTAATAGACCACTACTGGTTCCATTAATAGAAAAGTAAGAAGGAACACCTGAGCTGTCAGGACTAGGATATTGTGTAGACCTAATCCATGAATCAGGTACACCTTGTAACATTTGTCCTTGTTCTTGTTCTTGTACTGATAATGTTCTAGTACGTTGTGATGTGCTAGGTAAATTATAGCTACGTGTGTCAGCTACAGTAGCTACTGTTTCTATACGTCTTAGTGATGTCCAGTCCCAAGCATCTTCTACTTCTCTTTTAACTTCATTAACAAAGTCACCAATTAATACTTGATAGTCTGATGGACCAGCAGCATCTATTAATGCTCCTGACCAATCACTGCCTATACTATCTTCTCTTAGTCTACGTAATACTGCATTAATAATTTGTCTGTATGTCATCTACTTCCCCTTGGCTAATTGAGCACCAAAATAAAATTCTATAATCATTGTTGCCCACCCAAATATTTCATCCATCTTGAGTACAGCACCTGCTTCTACTTTTACATATTCAATAACATCAGGTGTTAATTGAAAACCTAGTATACTAGCTCCTTCTATAACTGTTGGTATTACTGTAGGTACATCAAGAACACAGGAGCTATTTGTGTAAATATAATTAATGCTAGTATAACTAATATAATAATCCTTCTGTTC